TCTAGAACACAGTCTACAATGTGTCTACAAGTCTACAAGGAAGCTGTAAGTAATTATCAATAAACAATTTAATGTTGTTGACTTAAATCTATTTATAAAAAAATGTTGACTATGAATCTTCCTTATTGTAAATTCAGTACAATCATTGTGATAACAATTAAGGCACAATAATGGACTACTGGCTCTTATTCTACTCCACTTCAGGAGCGTTACTGCTCGGCTATCTCGTCGGCTTTACTCATTGCTACTATCGAAAACAAATGAACTCTGTGCAACTTCCTATATCGATTAAAATGCCCGGAAAATTTGTGCCTAATTACATTCAAAAGATCATTGACTATTCACCGGTTAATGAACTGATCGTTACTGAAAATGAAGTCAAAGCAAGTAAATATGAGGAAGTAAATAAATTCATGAAGGCGGAATCATGGGAAACAAGCTAAACGAAAATGAATTAATGTTCTGCGATAGATACCTCGTATCACGGAATGCAACTCGGTCTTATATGGCTGTTTACGGTTGTGGTTACGGTACTGCCGCAGTAGAGGCGCACCGTGCGCTAAAAAAACCTAAAATCCGGGCGCATATGCGCAGATTACACGATGAATGGCGCAAGCGGGCAGAAATTCACCCCGCAGACATCATTAATAATGCTCGGAAGGTATTCAATAAATCAATGGCTGATGAGCCTGTATTGGATAAAGACGGAAATAACATTGGCGTTTACAGATTCGATTCGTCCGGCGCTAACAATGCACTACAGATCATGGGCAAGTGCATCGGAGCATTTATCGATATGCGTAAGATAGAGCAGGACATTCACGTTGATAGCGTCGTGAGACACCAGATACAATTACCGGAGAAAAAGGCAGTCGGCGCTCCTGTTGACTTGGATAAGGATACAAACCTGATCGAAGGGGCGGATAGGATAGTTATTGCGAAGGATGATAAGAATGAATGATCGTGTGTGCGAGAGCGCAAGCGGACGTACCTCCGGACACGAAGATGGGACTCCGATTAAGCAATCCCCTGCGAGCATGAAAAACTGGAAAGTTTTAGGGATAGGCGAAAATAATATGCAGTACCTTTTAAATATAAAAACGGGAAAAATCCTAAAATTTGAGGCTAAATAAGATGAAGATAAATTGTACAACGTGCGGTTATTATCAGAAATCAGATCATCCGGATATAGATGATATATGTACCCGGATGGGTGGGAGATATGAAGGTAATGGATCTCCTGCTTATACTGTCGGTCAATATGATGATGGGACCTGGCTTCATATCCGCGAGCCTGAAGAGTTTTTTTGTTCGGAGCATGATGGTTTATGCAAAAAGTTACTTAAACTTATAAGAAGTGGAGCATTAACATATAATAAAGAGGTAGACGATGAGTGATGAAAAGGCGAGATTGGCACAGCATTTTCGGAACCGGGGAATGTCGGCCGGGAACGCTGAGCGGATGTCAGTAGAAGTGATAAACAAGCATGGTGAGAAGCATATTCACAAAGTTGTTGATCGATTGGAGCGCAAAGGTCGGACAGAGAACCGGAAGATTACCCGGGAACGGATAGAGGTACGCGGTGATTAAGTGGCTATTAAGAAAGGCGGGCATAGAAGTATTGCATCAAAAGCTATATCATTATGAAATGCCTTTTGGCACGGAAGCGCTTGAGGATTTATTGAAGTTGAAGCGGATGGCAGAGCGCGATACAGGTAAGCCAGTAACGATGATCCGGATTAACCCATTGGACAAGATCCAAATAGAGATAGATGTTTGGAACCATGCGTCTCTATTGCGCAGGCGTCATCCGGAGTTAATGGCAGAAATCAAGGTAGGGAGTGCTAAAGACATGCTTGATGAGTATTTTATATCCTTTGATAAGGCGGATTTTGTAACCGACGCATCTAAGGAACGCGGTGAAATAGACTTAATAATATAGGAGAACGGCACAATGAAAGAACAGCATAACAGGCGTGGATTTTTAAGAATATTCGGTAAAGGATTAGCCGGGGCGGCCGCTTTAGCTACGGTTAAGATCATTCCTAAAAAGGCGGAAGCAGTTAAGGAGAAGAACCTTGACACCCCACTTGATATCAAGGAACAGGTGGAACAGGTGGAACAGGTGGAAAAGCCGGAACAGGTGGAAAAGCCGGAACAGGCGGATGCTTCTTTAAGTGGGATTGAACATTATGTAACGGTTTATGTGAAAGAGTATTTGAACTATCACGGTCATTTTCCTTTAAAAGTTCCTATACCGAGGCACTTTGAAATGCAAAAAATGCCAACAGAGATAGCTTTACCTTTCGGCAACGCGAATGCAGCAGCTTATAAGATGTCATACGACGCAGATGAGATCAGGACGCAGCCGTATATGTTTACTATACTATACAGTTTCGTTCAACATCGAGTAAGCTTTGTCTTGAAAAATCACAAGACAGCACATCGCTTGGCATCCAATATATTTGCAAGAAGGAAGCCGTTAAAGGAACTGTATGGCCAGGATGAAACCGCACCGTTACCTGGTGCAACAACGGATAGTACACACTGGAAATAGAAGGGCAGATGACCTCAGCTAATGACATATTTGAATATAAAACGAAATTCCGGGAAGGAAATCGTTTTGATACGTCATGGAAACCATTGCCGGGGCCGCAGACGGAAGTTCTAAGACGAAGGGAGAGGGAAATATTATATGGGGGCGCGCGCGGTCCTGGTAAGACTGAGGCCGGACTTGCTTTTATGGTCGAACCGGAATATATTAACAATCGATATTACAAGGGTTTAGTAGTACGAGTTAATTATGATGATCTCAAAGACTGGATAGACCGGGCGAGGCTATTCTATGAGCCGTTAGGAGTACGAGTATCAGGAAATCCGGTGGTATTCAGGTTTCCTTCAGGCGCGCTGATACGAACAGGGCATCTGAAAGATGAAAACGCATATCAGAAATATCTCGGACATGAACATCAAAAGATTAACTTTGAGGAATTGACTTTATGCCCCACTGAACTTCTTTATCTTCAGTTATTGTCGACACTTCGTTCAACGCAATCTGAATTAATACCGCAGTTATTTGCCACTACAAACCCGGGCGGTCCTGGACATGCGTGGGTGAAAAGACGCTTTGTGGACGTTGCAGACTGTAAAACATTTACAGACGAAGTAGGGAACACCCGAATATTCATACCTGGACATGTATATGATAACCCGATATTAACTGAAAACGATCCGGCTTATGTGAAGTTTCTTGAATCTATTCCGGATGAAAACCTGAAGAAAGCATGGCTCGAGGGATCGTGGGACGTATTTTTCGGTCAGTTTTTCGATAAGTGGAATGCAAATCTTCATGTTATACCTGAAGAAAAACTTCCGCCGAATTGCACTCTTTTTATAGCAATAGATTACGGTTATAGTGCAGCTTGTTCAGCATTATGGGGGGCTGTATATCCCGACGGAAAACTTGTCATATATCGAGAATATCTTGAATATAAGAAACCGCCTTCCATAGCGGCACAAGAAATAAAGTATTTATGTGGCGACGAAACATATAATCGTATTCTTGCAGATCCTAATATGTGGGCGAAACATAACGAAGGAATAGGCAAATATAACGAAATGTCGACAATGGAATCGCCTGCTGATATATTTGAGAAATTTGGTATATATCTTGCGAAAGCGAATAACTCCAGGGCGCAAGGATGGATGCGCGTAAAAGATTTAATGTACTACGACAAAAACAGAATTCCCAGATTGTATATAATGGAAAATTGTGAAAATCTTATAAAAAATATACCTGGAGCGATATATTCAGAGACACAAACAGATGATATAAACCAGTCAAAGGGGCCTGGATATCATCAGGACGATCTTGATGCGCTTCGATATATGGTAATGCACATATATGGTGGTTTCGAATCAGTTCCGACAAGTAAACAGGTTAAGTTCGATGCCTATAACCCCTGGGAGCGTGAAGATAAAGAAATGTGGGATGCGATATTGAGGGAAGAAGCAAACGCAATAAATTATGTAGCATGGGAGAACGCATGAAGATAAGCTCTTTAAATCCTATGAGATTATTTCAGGCGGAAAATAGCAAGTATGGTGTAGGCAATCTCGATGATTCGGAGCATACACATATTGTCAAGTTAATAGACGACCGCTTTGAGAAATCGTTGGATTGGATGGTAGATTATCGTAACCAGTGGAGAACTAACGAAAAAGTATTGGATGGTAAAATTCATTCTTTGCCTATTAACTATAATGAAATGTTGACGCAGTTAAAACCGAACTTGACTTTATCAATAGTGGAATCTATGCGTCCGATCATGGAACAGGCTATTCCTTCTGCAGATATTATGCCGCAAGATTTTAATGATTTAAGTTGGAGCGCTGCTATTGGACCGCGTGTAATGGAAATAACCGAGGACGGCGATTTAGAAGATGAACTCGGTGAGCAGGGATACAATATGCTTATTTACGGCGCAGGCTTAATGACAGGATTCCCAAAAATAGGATATTTACCGGGTATATATGCAAAGGACGCAATCGATGAACACGGTTTGCAGGCAGGGGAATTCGCAATACAGCGCGGAAAAGAAATTCTTAAAATTAAGAATGTAGACGAATTGGCGGCGATTGACAAGAAAGATAAAATTGTTACTTTTAATCCTTTATCGGCAAAAGACACTCCAATATTTCTCGGATATCAGTTTGACGCTTTAGATTTAAGAACATGGTTTCCTGCGCCAAAGTCGACCGGGGTGGATATTTTTAAGAACAGTCGCTATCAGATATTGGCATTCCCGACGCCTATTAATGATATGAAGGCGGAATATCCGCATGTAGCTAATAAGTTGGAGCCGGAAGGGGATATGGAAGATTATATGTCTTTCAGAACTCTTCAGAATGAAGATAAGGACAGACAGGGTGATTTTATCCTGAAAAAGATAATGTTCTGGTATGATCCCCTGGACAAAAAGAAATATCCTAACGGAAGAATGTCAGTAGTAGGAAACGGAGTATTATGTGATAATCGACCGCTATGGAGCAATTTACCACTTGATCCGCGTAGGCACAAACCGGGCGCTCCGCTTCATCTTGTCAAGAACTATGGCAGTAAATATCGGCTTGTAGGTAAGGGTGAGCCTGAAATACTTCTTCCTGTTATAAAGTCGCTGCATGAAGTTTTGTCAAGTATGGCAGATAATATCAGGGAAGCAGGCAACGCAGGATGGATAGGCACTGAGGCTTATATGAACTCCGCCCATCAGAAACCGCAGGGAGTAACCGGAGAAATAAACTATGTGCCTAAGTTAGGGGATTTGATGCGTAAAGAGATCCGTGTACTGCCACCGGAAACTCTTACTTTTGTGGAATTACTGTTAAATTTTCCGCAGATTCTTACTGGTATGGAAGATGCCGCAAGGGGGCATCCTAATAGTCCGGATCAATCAGGTCGCGCTATCAGGGAGTTATCAGCAAAGGCAGAAAATAAAATGACGAGTAAAACTCGTCGAACATTTAAGCCAGTTGTAAAAACTATAACTAAAGATATTATATGGGGATTGCAGCGATTCGACACTGAAACCCGATCTATAAAAAAGAATCTCATTGATTCAATGGGTAATCCGACATTTGTCGATTATGATCCAAACGCAAAAGATGAAAACGGTAATTCATTCAAAGACAGTAAGTTTGAAACAAATATACAGCCGGGGCTGCCTTTTCCAAAAGGGACAGCAGCATACGAAGAAATGCTATTCGGATATTTGCAGGCAGGAATCATTGACGGCGAATATTTTATTATGCACTCACAACTCAAAGATAAGGAACTGCTTCTTATAAAATACAGGGAGAACCAGGAAGCAACAGCAATGATTCAAGAAGTAGAAATGAAAAACAAATTATTTCCGAAGTTTCAGGCGTTGGTCCAGGATGCGCTACGTATTTATAAGTCCGATATGCCGGAGTTGTTCTTTGATGCGCATAATCCTATATTGCCAAACTTGATCGATATGATCAAAACGTTTCCGGATTATATGGAAACCAACGAATGGCAAGCACTACCAACAGATTATAAATCAGCGATTCTGCACGGCGCATTTGTCGTACAGCCACAGAATCAAAATGCTACAAGCGGAATCTAACCAAGAACAACCGTAGGAGAAAGTGAATGGCAGAACAAGAAGTAAAAACAGAAGAAACACCGCAAGAGGCGGAAGCCCGGCGCGGTAATTTTCTTAAAAAGCATGAGGCTTCAATCCAAAAAATTAAAAAGGAAAAGCCTGAGAATATGGTGGATTACGATATTGCGAGTGAAAAGGGAGAACCCGGCGAGGATCATCCTAATTTCACACAGCAGGAATCGGAATTTGCCATTGAGAAGTCGAAAGACGGATCAGTACGCAAGTTTAATATTCAGGGTATGAATGCCACTGAAAACGATCTAATTGAGTGGAAAAATAATGGTCTGCGTCAAGCTGACTATACCCGCAAAACTCAGGAACTTGCGAATGAAAGAAAAGCAGTAACGGAAGTCCATACTGAAGCATCTAATATTGTTTCATTTTTTAATCAGATCATGAAGAATGAAACAATCAAGAACATTCTCGAGGAAACCATTTCCGACAATATCGAAAATGGAAAAGACCTGTTAGAACAAGTTCTGAAGTTTGATTCGAAGAAGTTTCGCCATCCTGCAGAAATTGAAAGGGATGAGGCATTGGAAAAACTTGCCGAAAAAGAAGGCGAGAAAAAAGTTGATGAAGTAATCGAGACATTCGCTAACGCAAAAGGCATATCTAAAGAAGATGCCATGAAAGTTCTTGATAAAACCATCATGATATCAGCGAATCAAGCAAAAGAGTTAGGCCTTACCGGGAAACAGGCAGAACAGTTTGTGATCCCGATGGACGTTGCCTATTATCAGATGCTTAGCAATGGGGAGCTTACCGTAAAAGGTGTCGAGGAAATAACCGACACTGAAGAAGAATTTGGAATCCCTGAATTCGACACAACAAAACAGGGAGCAGACGATATTAAAACCGATTCTTCTGCGAAAACGGATAAGCAAAAACAGCAGAAGCGAAAGCAAACTGCTGCTATTCTTACAAAATCGTTACAAGCAGGAGAGTTATAACCTGTGAGGTAAAAATCTTATGGCACTACCATATGATACATTAGAATCTTATGTTGCAGAGGACAGGATCCCCTGGCTTGCAGATAACATCTTCAAGGAAGACAATGTTGTAGCCAGGAAAATGATTTCTTCCGCCGGGACATTTAAAGGCCGAAAGATCATGCAGCCTATCCTTTATGCAGAATCCGGACAGATCCAGGATACAATCAGGATGCAGTCCTTCCCACTCGCTACTATTGATCCTGTAACAAGTGCGGAATATGTACCGAAAATGAAAACAGCAACGCTTACCATACCTACTGAAGACATTCTTGAGGCAGAAACAGGTGAGGCAATTCTTGACCTTGTTGATACCTGTATGAACGTCACCAAGATGTCATTAGAGGAGAACATAACAGATGAAATGTGGAGCGCTACCGCGTGGTCTTCGGGCGCAGGGTTTTTGAACTTTGCGAACATATTATCCACTTCATCTGAACTCGGTGGAATTGATCCTGCCGATTTCTCAGGATGGAAAGCAAATGTTCTAACAACTACGGACTTCGGTACAGACGGCAATACGAATGATTATGACGACCTGGCTAACCCGGAAAAAGACGTTTATATAGTAAAAGTAGTAAAACGTCTTATGGCTCGTAGTCGCTATCAGCGTATGGGTAAACCTTCCCTTGTTGTGATGTCGCAGCAGTTATGGGAACTCCTGGCTGACATCTGGAAACCGCAGATGCAGGGTACAGGATTAAATGGCCTTGTCGCTGAAATGGGGTTAGAAGCAATATATCATAAAGGTGTTCCAATCATCTATGATGACAGACTGTGTGAAGCGCAGACAACTGATACCGATTCCAAGATATTCTGCTTTAACTTCAAGTATCTCGGATACAAATTCAATTCAAAGGCAAAATTCCGCGTAGGAAAGTGGATCGAGCCTGCAAACCAGAACTCGAAATCTCTGAAAATCAACCTGTATGGAAATATGTGGTGTAGCAACAGGGGAACTCAGAGCGTTGCAACAGGTGTCTATACCGATAAGGACTGGGCATCAGGTTAATATAATCGGTTAATAGCCGTAGTGCCTTACGAGCAATAATGCTCTGAATATAAAAAAAGGAGTTAGATAATATGGCATTCGTACAAGCACAATCATCGTGGGGAAGCATTTCACTTTCCTATCAGAAAACATCTGACGAGACTTACTATTACGCCAATATATGGGGTAATAAGAAGTATTTTGTCGGAACGGGATCTCCTGACGGTGTTATTACCGGCTCAGCCGGCGACAAGGCACTTGATATCTCAACAGGTATCGAGTACACATGTCCTGCCGCCGGGACCGAGTGGCGCGCAATTCAAACAGCGCAGGGGTTAGCTGACACTCCCCTTTCATGTGGGATTGAAATGTCAATAGGCGGTAAAAGTTATATATCCGCCTATGGTTCATGTACTGTTGGATTGGTTTATGTGCTTAACGGTACAGGAACCGAAGATCAGGAATTAACTGCGCTTGCTAATACTGGCATAGATTCAGTATATCAGAGAATTGCTGTTGCAGCTGCAACTATCGCTACAGCAATAGGGTGGTTTCAGGTAAGCGGTATCGTAAATGCTTCAGTAGAAGGTACTACTGATGTGGCAGCGGGAAATACGCTGAAGGTACTGAAAACAGAAACAGCATTCAAGAAAGATGGAGCAGCAGATCCTGCGAACAGAAGTGAGAATACAAGTGCAGTAGCACTTGAAGCGGTTACAGATGCCGGGCCTGATTTGGCAAGTGTCTTTCTTCTGAATCGCGATTGTATCATAGCAGCATAATAATTGACCATTGTGCCTAATGGAAGATAGAATAGGCAAGGGGAGCCTTGCGCTCCCCCTGCCATTGTTTATAACAATAACAGGAGCATAGACTTATGACTATGAATCTTGCAATTCAGAAAACGGCAAAACGTGATCAGTCCGGAAGAATTAACCGTGTCGCAAAAGCAATATGGGATTTTTCGGTAGATGGCGGAGCCGTAAGCACTATTTCCCTGGGAGAAGTGCTTCCCAAAAACGCAATTATCCAGGAAGTATTTGCAGACGTACTGACAGCTTGTACTTCGGGCGGTTCTGCAACATTGCAGTTAAAAGCCGGAACAACCGCGCTTATTGATGCAACTGCTTATGATAGCGGTTTCGATGCAACCGGACCGGACGAGTACGCACTTGCTTCGAGTGCGACCGCGATCAAGCTGTCTGCCGCTTCTGAATTAAAGTTAGCAATAGCAACGGCGGCATTAACGGCAGGCAAAGTACATTTCATGGTACAGTATTGCTTGTCCGAATCGTAAAACGTGAGGTGAAAAGCATGAATAAAACAAAAAAAGGCGCTAAGCCGAAAAAAGACGATGAGACTAAAACCGTTGAAGCATTGACGGATATCAACACTCAGCTTGCGCAGGAGCGCGACCAGGCGTTGGATGCGCTCGAAAAGATGCGCTCGAAGTATGACAATCTCAGCGCTGAGGAATATCTTAGACATCATCCCAAGTATCGTTCAATATTCTTTTGTCCGAACTGTAACCCATACAAAGAGCCTATTCGCTTGGACGCAACAGTCCCCTATAAACCTAAGAAAGCGCTTAATGATTGGACGGATGAACAGATCCGCAAACATCTTGAAGCAAGGTTTATCGGAGCAGACGGCGCAGGGCTGACGCGCGGCGAATTAAAAAGCCAATTGTGGTTATGTGAAAAAGAATACGGTGAACTTCGGAAGGTGAAACCGGGAGATGAGTAATGGCGACGACAACTGCGGAAATGCTTACACTTCTGAATATTCTTATTCAGAATACAGGCAACAACCAGTCAAGCCTTGAAGCTACTAACCTTGTGTTATTGAACTTCGCGCAGGACTGGACCGTAGGGGCGCTGCCAAGAAAACTTTTACCGGAATTAGACACTACATCTGATACCGAGAAAACTATTGATAGTAACTCGGAGTATGATACAACAAGTCTAACAAATACGGTATGGAGACATCCACTCGGTATATATTCCGTAAGGTTCACTGATGGCGCCTATCTACGAAAACTATCCCAGGTAGAACTCGAACAGTTCACTAATGCCAGGGGTGGTTCATCGCAGGCAAATCTTTTCTCGAAACGAGATCCTAAATATTACTATAATGCAAAGGTTTTGCATGTTCTTCCCGAGATAACGGACGGTAGTGAGACACTTGACTTCAAGTATATTATGAAGCCTTCGGACATTGCCGATGGAGCTAATTGCGCCCTTCAGGAAGGTGTGCAAAACCTTATTTGCGTTATAGCTGCAGCATTTTACTGGTTATCCGATGAAAAGATCAATATGTGTAGAGAAATGCTTGCCCTGGCGACAACGAAAGCTGCGGAAATCGGCGTTGAATTTCCAGATACAGAATCACTGTATTATGATATCCAAAAGTATTCACAGTGGAATGCAGGTATATTTCTAACTCCAGGTTCAACAGGGGCGTTCTATGGCTGAGTTAGGCGAAGGATATATTGATCCATATACAGGGGAATTCATCTTTGAAATAGAATTCTTACTCGCAGTAGATAACTGGATATGGAACGCAAAATCTGACGGTATAGAGTTAAGTACATCAGGAACATGGAGTTCATGTTGGTGGCGGAATCCGGAAGATTTAACTCAGGTGGAAATGGATATCGGTTCAAGAAAACCAAGTGCGGGATGGCAAAAAGTATTAACAAACGAAATAATGATGGTAGATGTAGCAAACTCGTAAAGAGGTAATTATGGCATCAAATTACGCATATCCCCCGGTAGACGATCAAGACTATTTGGGGAAAGGCTCAAGGCGATGGAAAGGCATATATGCACTTGGCGTATACGATTCCGCCGACAATCAGGTCGTAGAATTTGAGGGTGTATCAAATGCAGTCAATTATTTGAACATAGTAAATGCTGCGGCAGATGGTGATGTAATACTTGAAGCATTAGGTTCTGATTCAAACATTTCAATAAATTTACAGCCAAAAGGCACTGATGGTGTAATAATTGATCACAACGCAGATAAT